AGGTCCTTCACCGCACGAACCGCTTTCAGTAGGCCAGAATTCAGTATTAATAGTTAATTTAGGTAATTTATAAGGATGCCTTGAACATTGCTCAGCTGCTTGCTCAATATGATTACTATATAAATGTACGTCTCCTAAATTACCAATCAATTCATCCGGTATCATATTTACTGCCTTAGCTAAAATTTCAAGTAATAACCCATATGAAGCTATGTTGAATGGTAAACCTAAAAATGTATCTACACTACGTTGATTCCACATTAGAGAGATTGCTCTTGTTGGGACATTGTATTTATCCAGTAGATCCATTGTACATTCTTCAAAGTGCATTCTTTCATTTTGATTATACAAATTAAATCTTTCTTTAAAACTCAACTCTCTTGTATACATTTGAAATCCATAATGACATGGTGGTAATACCATTTGGTCTAACTCACCTACATTCCAAGCACTAACCATTAATCTTCTACTATCGGGATTTGTTTTGAGTTCGTTGATTAGGTTTTGGATTTGATCTACTCCTTTATGAGGTATAAACTTGTATAACAAATATCCATTCTCATCTTTTTCTTGAGTTAACTTAGTTTCAACCCAACCACCCCAATTACGCCATTGTTTACCGTAGATAGGACCTAATTCACCATTAGTTCTTCCACTTTTTTCATAATCTCCATCCCAAATATGACAGTTATTATCATGTAAGAATTTAATATTAGTATCACCACGTAAGAACCATAATAGTTCTGTTACAATACTTTTCCAGGCCATCTTCTTTGTTGTAAGAACAGGAAAGCCTTCTTTCATATTATGGCGAATCTGCCAACCAAATACTGATTTGGTACCCGTACCAGTTCTATCTTGTTTATCAACTCCAAAATGCAAAATATGATCTAGGAGTTCTTTGTACTGCCTATCTATATTATTCATTCTATATTACTTAAAGCTTTATCAAACTTACTAGCTGCTATATTATCTTCTTGTCTTAGTTTATCTAATGCAATTTCATATCTAGTAACATTTGTAGACTGTATAAATAGTTCATTTTGTAAAGAATCAATATATTGTGCTTTTGCAATATCTCCGCCTTGGGGCATACCTTCTGCAGCCTTATATTTTTCTATAGTTTGTCTTTGGTCTCTTATTACATAGATAGCCAAAAAAATACTAGCAACAAATAAGCCACTTTTAATTCTGTCAAAAAATTGTATCATAACTATTTAATTTAATTTCAGTAAATCTCATCCTTGAGATCATCCCAAGAATCTCTACCTGCTATCTGATTAACATGTTTATCCCAATCTAAAAAGTCATTTCTTTTATAATTAGGATGTTTCTTACGTACATACTCAATTCCTCCTGCTGACAACCAAGCAATGGATGCTGAAATAGCTACAATAAATAAAATAAGGCCTATCATAAGTAATAATTTTCTAGCTAGTCCCACCAACCTCTCATGTCTGATCCATCGTAATCCTTGTACTCTTTATATTTTTTTCCTTCTATAATTTGCCACAATTCTTTCCATTCTTTTGCTTCAAGTTCGTGAGCCTTCTTGAAGATCATTCTATTGTGTTTCTTCTCTTCTTCCGTATCTTCATCTACAAGAACATAATTACCTTCATTTGTTTCTTCAAACTTCCAGTCTTTCATTATTAGTTCACCGAACTCTTTCTCTGTCCTATCAATATAATTGTCGTCTATCTTATTCTGCAAAAGCTCAATAGCTCTTTGCATTTTATTTACTTTTTTGTCCAGACTTTCAGACACTTCTATACCCTTTAATCGCATACCCTGTTCTTGAATCTCGAGAGATTTTTTAAGAATCTCTAATGTAAACCTATAATCCCACCAACGATGGGACCACAGCTCACGACGAAATTTCCATACGTTCTTGATGAACCCAGGAATACCCGAGCGGAATAGATCATACAGTCTATAAAGACTACTTTGATGCCACGCTAATCTCTTCAAACTTTGTAAAAAGGAGTCTTGAAACTGAACATTCATAACTATTTCTTTTGATAAATATATGAAACTCAAATAAGATTAAAAAATATTTTTATAGAGTTTACACTAATATTTTAGGCATTGGCTTACGATTTGTAGAGTGGTCACCTTTTAGTTCTTTTATGTAGTTATAAAGCTCTAATGTAGTACCATCAAATGACTCCATAATAGAGTCTAGCTCTTCTTCTGGTATTCTAAAAGTAATGCGAAAGTCCTTCTTCATTTTCTTCATGATCTCCGTCTCTTCTTTAAGATAATCTTCATGAAGCTTTTTATATCTAGCTCTAAATAGACTAATCTTGTCTAACTTATCTTCATAAGTTTTAAGGTGTTTTGTAGCATCTTCTAATAGGTAGTTTTCATGCTCTGCTTGATAATAATAGTCTGAATGCTCATAGTCGCCATTCATGATCTTTTCATATAAAGTCCTTTTATCGTGAAGAGTCTGCCTTTGTTGGTAGCGCCTCCACCATATAAACTGATTGTATGTCTTTTTAGATAGCTTAGACAGTTGTGTCTCCAAAAAATCTCGTTCTAGTCGGGTTGAAAAAGTCATAACTTTCATTTATTTTATTATAATACTCGTTAGCAAACTTGATCTTCCAGTCTCCTGTATGTCCATCCTCATCAAGAGCGTGCATGATAGCATTTGTAATAATATCTTTCTCTAATAACTCAGCCTCTTTCCAATCTTCGTCTGTTAATATACCGTATTGGCATACGTATCTTTCTATAAGTAATTTTACTACTGTCATTGTTATTATTTAAACATTTCGTAATGTCTAGGATAGACGTGGAGATTAGTAATGAACCAATGCATTTGACCTACAGGATAGCCTGTTTTTTGTGAAACAAATTCCATAAGCTTAGCAAATGTATATTGGTCATTACAGAAGCCAAACACAAGATCAATAGATCTAGCAAACACAGTCATATGTAACTTATCATCTTTGATATAGAAGTTAAGTACATCATTACATGGTGTGTCATATTTGTATCTGTCAAGCTCGTGTAGAATATAATGTACAATGATAGCACGACGTGTTTCTTTGTTAAGTTTAAGATCATTGATAACACGGTTTAGCTGATCATTATATTTCCAGAAGTAGCCGTAGTTAGAATTAACTTCAGTTGTCCCTGGTATCATCATCTGATTCCATATCTTAGCACGGTCACCAATCTCTTTAGCATCTCTGTTACCATTCATATACCAACACCATTCGTACTCAGCGTAGTCTTGATTGAACTTACGTACTGGTGTAGTGATAACTTTCTTGGTAGGATCTTCAATGGTGAATGACTTATTGAATACAGCTTTGGTATTAGCAAAGTCTTCACCTTCAGACATGATGTCTTGGTACAATAACTCAAATGCGTCAGTTGGAGTTCTGTATATCATATTCTTCTACTTGTATAAATTGTTTAAGAAAGGTAACCCCTTCTAGGTTACGATATGCATTCAAATATACAACTCTTTTTATTCCTGATTGCAGAATAAGTTTAGAGCAGTCTAAACATGGACTAAGCGTTAAGTACAAAGTGGAACCATCTACAGAGTTACCAGTCTTGGCAGCTTTCAATACTGCATTGACTTCTGCATGGATAACATGGGGCAGAGTGATATCGTCTTTCTCACAAGCATTATCCATTCCAGAAGGAGTGCCATTATAACCAAAAGAGATTATGTTCCCATCTTTAACTAAAACTGCGCCGACTTTTGATCGAACGCAGTGTGACAGAGTAGAGGTTTCTTTTGCTATGTTTATAAATACTGTGTCTAGTTTAGTCATATTACACGTTTAATGTTTTGGTTTTACTCCAGAACGAATAGTTGCATCAATGGAATATTTTTTAAGTATTTCAGCTACCAATCTACAATCTTCACTTTTGGTAAATTCATTCATGTTATCGACTGTGGTTTCAAGTTCTATCCAGAATTTTACCTCTATACTATTTTCCATATTATACATTTATTGTTTTATAATCCAGTTGAACCAAATCCTCCTACGCCTCTTTGTGTATTTCTTTCTGGAAGTTCATCTATAGCTTCTACATCTATATAGCTTACAGGGATCAATACGAACTGCACTAGCTTTTGTCCAGTAACAACTGTTTGATCTTTGTCTGATGTATTGATCATGTGAAGATGAATCTCTCCATCATAATCTTCATCTACTACACAAGCTCCAACTGATAGACCTTGCTTAACTGATACTCCTGATTTGTTGAATGCAATCAATGCATATCCTCTAGGAACTCTGGCTCTAATACCAGAAGGAATAAGAACAGATTGTCCTGGTGCTAAGATTGTTGTTTCAAAATCTTCAGGTACATAGAAGTCAATTCCTGCTGATGCTTCTGTTCCTCTATAACTTTTGTACTTTCATTTTGTAAATCATTTTGGTAATCGTTTAGTGAAGCAATATAAGCTACACAATCTAATAGGTTGTCTTCTTTGTGATTGTAAGCCTGTCTCGACAACTTGAGTGCAATCATGGCATTATACATGTCAGTTGCTGTAATCTCTTTACGGCTTAATAACGATGCAATCTTGGCAGCTTCCTGCATACCTTCTTGCATTGGGCCATATTGACGGGCCTTCTCTTCAGATCTCTTGTAGATGATCTCGTTTGCTTGTTCTAGAATATTCATGGTATAAATATAAAAAAGAATTGATAAATAGTAAAATCAAAGTCCTAAGTATCTAGCAATGTCTGTTTTGTCACCCCACTCTCTTTGAGAATCTACGTCACTTGGCTTAATTGTTGGCTTGGGCATATTTCTAGCAACATTCCAGAACCAATCTCCAGAGTTACCATAACGTTTCATATAGTCCCAACCTTTTGCATCGTATGTTTTAATACAATCAAATGGAGTGTCAATATCACAGTCTTTTAAGAACTCTTTATGGTATGCATAGAATTTAGCTCTTCCTAATTCACCTGGTTGTACATTTCTTGCAACTGCTACAGCATTAAACTTTGTATTAGGTAGTGCAATTTGAAGTGTTCTAGATAGAACTCCGGTTGAAAATACAGACCACATAGTATCTATATCCAAATTCTTAAATGCTTCATGGAATATCTTTACGCCTCCTGCAACTACTTGTTCATGCTTAAGACCGAACGGAAGATACTTAGCGCCAATCTTTTGAGCAAAGTCTTTTGCCCATCCATTAATGGTAGGCATAGCCGGCGTCTTTAAGAATATTGGGGTTGCACCATCTTCAATAACACGTAGCTGATGTTCAGATGCTTCTTTAGATGCTGGCATAAATAAGATCAACTTCTTATTATACTTCTTTGCAAGATAGGTTAATGAGTATGGAGCATATCCTGTTCTTGGTGCAACATACACGAGAGTGTCTTCTTTTACTTGACTAATCATAAAATCTCCCATCTTAGCTTTAGTACCGTATTGGAACTCTCCGTCGTCTATGACTGTGTTGCCATCGATTTGCTTAATGATAAAATCAAAATCAGGCTTGTAGTCTTTTGTCATTTCAAGATAGTAGTTTAAATCTCTACCATCTGACATATCTAAATTAGATTGGTCTGTTGCTTTGTTTACGAACATAACTATTTGAGTTTAGTTGCGAAGTCATAATATTTGTCATGACCCCATGTTTGTTTAAGGATTGTATTGTTCTTCATCCTACGACCATTGTTTTTAATTACATGATCTTCTGATTGATATTCTTGAAAATAACGAACTACGTCACAAGCTCTACTATCTTCACAATCAATTGGGTTTAAGTTGTATCTATTAGACAAGAATTGTAGTACTTCATTAATGTACTCAAACTCTTTTACTTTAGGACTAACCTTAGGAAAAATAGCTTTAATACATCTTACTGCATTTGTTCCTGCATATACCCAACCTTTTGGATTAACATAGCCAGGAAAATATTCACCTAAGTCTGCAGCAAATGCTGTTAGTACAAAATTCTGCTTTTTAAATCCTACGCTATTAAGATACTCATTACCAATATCTGTTACTTGATAGATGTCAAGCTTCTTTTTTGTTACAGCATTAAATATATGTCTAACTAATCCTTCAGAGTGTTCAAGAATAAACTTTCTTAAGTGACCTCTAGTCTCACCTTCAAATGTAAATTGAGGAAGTAAATAACCTTTATTATCTGTAAATGGCGTGATGCGGTTATAGAGGTCCTGCTTCCATTCTGGCCATGTATATTTTTCTTTCAATATAGAATTCACGATCCAAAAGTTACCAAAGCCATGCGTCCCTAATATGTCCTTGATATGATCTGTCTTATATCTTGGTACATAATTAATACCAGAACCACAAAGCCTAAACAAATAGAATAGCATAAACCAATCAAACTCATCATTAATATCATGATGGGTAAAGTGGTGGCCCATTTTTCTTAAGTCGTCTTCTTTATACCATACAGCTTCAGTGAATGCACAGAATGCTGCAAATCTACGATGCGCTGTATCGTAAATAGGTACATGATAGATTAGATCATCATTAACATCTGCGTATAGATCTCCTTCGTAAGGGAGTTTAAGACTACCATGTTGCTGCATTAAAAGACTACGCTTATCGTATTCATCTAATGCTTCTAATAGCTTTTCGTTAATTATAAATTTTTGCATTATTTTATAAATTGATCTGAGAACATATAATATTTAGGCTTTAGGTGTACTGACTGTTTAGGTTCCATATACTCAAACATCTTCATACCATCTTCATCTATCCATTCATCTGGCCACTGAATAGTTTTAAGACCTGAGTTATTCATAATTCTATTTGCGGCATCTCTTAAATTGGTCCTTTCTTGTCTTGTGCCAAAATAAGGTTGTTTAAGATATAAACCTGTACCAGGTAATTTACGACTTTCGTGCTCAACCGGTAATAAATTAACTAGAGTAGCATTATTTAGTTTCTTTGCAAACTCTATATATCTTCTAAATAAATCTCCTACTGCCGCTCTTGGATTTTCTTGCCTCATTAAATGAAAGCGAAGATCAATATTGCCAAAGTATAAAACTACTTCATCATATTTACTGTTCCACTCTTCAACTAAAGAATCAGCATCTTTTAAGAATCCATATAATGTTTTACCATCAGTTCTATCTAAACCAAAACCAGGCCTCCACACACTAAGAGAGTGTGAATCACCTCTTACTAACTTTCTTGTATCATTACTATAATTCTTGGCATAGTTAATACAATTGATTGCAGGAAATTGATGGTCTAATCCAAACCTTTTATTGAACACATTAAGATCAATAGGAACATTTATAGCTATAGGAAGACCTGTATATTTAGCCATAGCTTCTAGCTTAGCTCTATGTTCAGGTTGTGGCCCACCAATAAAGTTGAATATGTTCTCTTGATAGTTTACACCTTCTAAAATGTATAGTCTTTCATACTCATTCCATGTAGATGGATCTGGATTAATCGTTAATCCTTCTGGATGATAACTGTTTAGTATGTTTGTCATAACGTGATAATAGCCTCCACCGTGATGGCTTTGGCTATTACCTACATTATTTAGCATACCTACTACGGCTGCTTTCATAACTTATTTTTTTTATTATTACATCATTCCCATACCCATCATTGGGTCGGCTTTCTCATCTTTTTCTTTCTTTTCAAAGACGATAGATTCGGTTGTCAATACTGTTCCTGCTACAGAACTTGCATTCTTAAGTGCAGTGATAACAACTTTTGCTGGATCAATAATGCCTGCTTCAAATGCATTGACCATCTTGTGATTCTTTGCATCATAGATTTTATTCTCTACTAATTCACTAGGGGTATATTCCCACCAATTCTCAACACCTGCATTAGAAAGGATCTTGATAAATGGTGCTTGCAAAGCTTTGAGAACAATATCTCTAGCAATAGACACATTAGTGTTACTCTCTGCTCTATGATTAAGTGCAACTCTATAAAGCGTGGCACCTCCACCTGGTACGATACCATCTTCTAGTGCAGCTTTAGTTGCAAACAAAGCATCTTCAAGCCTGTCTTTCTTTTCTTTAATCTCAATATCACTGTTACCACCAACATTGATGATAGCTACGCCTCCTATAAGTTTACCAAGTCTTTCTTGCAACTTTTCTTTCTCATAGAATGAACTAGCCTTTTCAATTTGATCTTGAATCTCTTTAGCTCTAGCTTCAATTGCTTCAGTTGAACCTTTACCGTCTACAATAGTTGTCTCTTCTTTAGAGATAGTAGATAGTCTAGCAGTACCTAAGAATTGTCCCAATTGCTGAGTAGTGATCTTATCAAGCTTATGGCCTTTATCTTTAGAGATAACTTGTCCACCAGTCAAGATAGCAATATCTTCAAGGATCAAAGTCTTACGCTCACCAAAGTCTGGCGCTTTTACTGCACATACTTGTACAATACCACGCATCTTATTTACAATTAATGTTGCCAAAGCTTCATCACCAATATCTTCAGCGATAATCAACAAAGATCTATTCTCAGAATTAGCCTTAGTCAATACTTGAAGAAGCTCTTGTGCAGTTGAAATACGACCATCGTAAATGAATATGTATGGATTGTCAAGAGTTGCTTGCATTGTAGTGTTGTTAGTTACAAAGTAAGGTGACTTGTAACCACGATCAAACTGCATACCTTCAACAACTTCAAGAGAAGTTTCACCAGTCTTAGACTCTTCAATAGTAACTACTCCTTCACGACCTACTTTTTCAATAGCGGTCGCTATCAGGTTACCAACTTCCGAATCGTTGTTACCTGATATAGTTGCGACCTGCTTGATTTGTTCTTCTGAAGATACATCGACTGCCAGCTTTTTTACTTCGTCAATAACTTCTGCTATAATATTGTCGATCTCTTTTTTAATCTCAACAGCATTAACTCCTTGCCTAATCTCTTTAAGACCTTGCTTAACCATTTCAGTTGCAATCAATGTAGATGTAGTTGTACCATCACCTGCTTCATTAGCACTTTTAATACTAACTTGCTTAACAAGTTGCGCACCAATATCTTCAATATCGTCTTCCAATTTATGGAATGCTTTAGCAACAGTTACACCGTCTTTAGTTACTTTAACTTCACCTGATTGTTCACGAATCAAAACAGTACGACCGCCAGGTCCTAATGTTGATGAAACTGAAGTATTTAGCTTTTCTATACCGGACAGAAGCTTTTCTTTAAGCTCTGTACCAAAAACATTTTTAGTTGTACTCATAGTTTATTTTATTCAATTACTGCAAATATGTCTGATTCTTTACAAATGTAGAAGTCTTCACCATCGATAACGATTCTTTGTGAACCCAATTTAGGGATTAATACAATCTCGCCTTCTTCTAAGGTTGAAATTACTAGCTTATCTGTGTTGTAGTTATATACATCTGATGTAGCAACTACTATTCCCATTTCAGGCCTTTCTTTACCTAAATCAGGAATAATAATATTACCAAATGTTTCTTCTTCCGATTCTACAGGCTTTAGTACAACAAAGCCATTTAGTGGGGTTATTTTTTTCATGATACTAATTTACAATTTCTAATTCATTTATTTTAATACAAAAATAGAGTAACGCATCTTTTTTAAAGACGGCATCTACTCCAAACCAAAGTTTAAGTGCATCTAAATCTTTACCATGCATCCATTCTTCGGTGAATGTACGCTTGATTTGAAATAGATCTCCATTAATGTTGATGAAATTCTTACAAAGTGAAAACATAACTGGTTGTAGGTAGGCCTTTTACTTTTATTTAATTTGCTTAGTAGGAGTCGTAATCTCAATCTTCCTAATTGCTTTTCCTTCAGCAGTTGGAATATCAAGAGTTAAGAGTCCTTTGTCTAAAGCCGCCTTTAATTGTGATAGATCAAACTTAGTAGATATTTTCCAAGTCAAATCAAAACTTGACTTTTTAATACCTCTATAAATAGCAGACTCTTCATCAAATGATTGTGGCTTTTCGTACTTAATACGAAGTTGATCGCCATCAATTTGAATATCGATGTCTTTTGAGTCTAAACCTACTGCGGCTACTTCAAATTTAATGCCGTCAGGCGTCTCGTAAATGTCTACTGGATGTGTTACTTTCTGCGTAATTGCAGAGAATCGTGAATTTGTTTCGAACAAGTCTCGCCATAATAAATCAAATGGATCGAGCTCGAATGGTCTTAATGTTCCCATGTTTTTTTGTTTTGTGTTCCCTTCCGGTGAACGGTTAATTAATGTTTCTTTCATAACCTTGGCCTACCTACAGTGCCATTTATAATAAATATCTGCTAATGTCCATCGCGTAAGTTTACTGCTAATGCAGGAGGGGCTTTTAAATCAATACTAAGTTTAGTAGTATTCTCCATGCAATCCTGGACGATCCTGGCCGCTTCTTCTGACCTGTCATGATCTACCTCAATTACCAATTGGTCGTGGATCTGGGCACATACCCAGCCATTTATATTTAGTTCTTTAAACTTCCTGTTGATAGCCAATGCTGCACGGTTTACGATTGATGCTGCAAGACCTTGGATCTGTACATTACATGAGTTATTTAGTCCATTAATGTAGTCTCTAGACAAGTTTTTGATTTGATCAACACCATACTGTCTTTCCATTTCTTTCTTAATGTTCCAATCAAGTAAGTCATCACCAATCTTATCATAAATAGCTTTTACTTTTGATAAGTGTCGAATACGACCTACCTGTGTTTTAACAAAGCCTTTTTCTTTGGCCTGCTTTTTAGATCTTTCCATCCACTTCTTCAGTTCAGGGAATCCATTCAAGTAACCATCAACAAGCTTCTTTGCATCTTTAGTAGGAATACCTAAAGTCATACCAAGGGCATACGCTCCCATTCCATAAGGAATACCGAGTGCGTACGCCTTGGCTTTATTTCTTAACTTAGGCTCTAGCTTACGTAAGAAGTTAGGCGCCTTTTTATCAGGTGAATATTGATTCAGACCTTCTGTTTTGATTGCAATTGTAGAATAGAAGTCCCAGTTATTTCTAAAGATGTCTTTTAGTCCTTCATCACCAGATACGTGAGCGAACGTATGTGGCTCAAGTGATTCATAGTCGCAATCTACAAATATATTATGCTCTTCTGGTATAAAGAATGCTCTGATCAAATTATTGTACTCAATTACAATCGGCTCATCATCACCTTCTTCTTTAGGTCTTGGAAGCTGTTGAGCATCAGAACCATAACGACCAGACACTGTACCATGCTGTTTGTAGTAAAAGTAGTATCGTCCATTTTCTTGTGCATCTAAGAAGCGGTCCATATATGTACTCTTGATCTTAAGTAGACGATTATAGATACGCAAGTTCTTTGCCCACTCATACTTACCAGCAATAGATTGTACAGTATCATCATCAAACTGTGGCTTACCTGTTTTTGTAGTAGACAAAGGTTTAATACCAAGAACACCAAAAGCAATCTCACCTAACTGATCTTTAGACTGGATATTGAAGTATGCTCCATCATTATCTTCTTTCCACAACTTCATAGCAATCTTCATTACTATATCTTTATCAAGTACAGAAGGATCTCCGTGTAGTAAGAAGTGTTTTGCTGATCCTTCAGGAAGTCTTATGAGTGATGATTTAGTAATACTATACTTTCCTGTCCTAGCAGATTGTTCAAGATCGAATTTATATTCTTTAATAAGCTCTTGGGCAAATGTACCTTTATTATTAGCAGGATATGCATCCATTGCTTTCATTACAACCCAAGCTCTAACATCAGGCTTCTTTAGCAATTCTTTTGTTACTAAGTCTTCATACTCTTTTAGTTTTTGCCCAATAGATTCTCTAGAACTTTTAATAAGCTCAAGATCAAGCTTAACACCTACCTGTTCCATAGGAATTGTAACCTCTTTGTAAAGAGGCATAACCTCATCCTTAAAGAAGAAATCTTCTAGTCCTTCACTATACAAAGTCTTTATGAAGTGATTATATACTCTAAGAGTTAAGTCGGTATCTGCTGCAGCGTATTCTGAGAGTAGTTCAAGGTCTGCTTTCCATATCTCATAGTTCTCTCTTGTAATTTGACCACCATTCTTTTTGATAGATTCTTTAAGAGCAACTTGTTCTTCATTAGCGGCTTTATCAATGTCTAGACCTATTTCTTTTTGGATCATCTTAGCAATGTCTTTAAGACCAAATGCAGAACCTCCCATAAAGCCAGCGCCTTCCTCTTTTACTGTATGCACTAAAAGCATTGTGTCTACATAAAGACTAGAAAGCAAATCAACATCATAAAAACACTTGACGAACTTAACGTCAAATGATGCATTATGCATGATTAACTTTTTACCAATAAGTAGTGCAATTGTTTTCTTTGCAAGATCATGGCATAATTTACCATCAATATAAGAATCTTGCAATTGATCATCTTTAAATATCATTGTAGGCATATAATAGCCTTTACCTTCTTCACCTGATACTGAGAAGCCAATGATTTTACCTTTACGAGGATTAAGACTATTTGTCTCGGTATCAAATGCAATGATGTCAGACGCCTTTATGTGTTCGATTAGATCTTTGAGCTTGTCTATCGAATCAACTGTTACATAACTTTTATTCATATAACAAATATACAATAAATAAAGACAGGAAAAAAATAAAATTCTACAGTAATTCGTCCTTGAGAATCAACTTCTTAGCTTCTTCATAAGTAACTTGGTACTCTCTTTTTCTACTACGTACTTCTTTTATAATTCCTAGTTCAATACATAGTATGATGAAACTACGTACTTCTGACTGAGTACAGCCTACTTTTTGATTCTTTACTATAGAGATCAATTTATTAGCAGATAAGGTTTGATCTCCTTTTGTCTTTTTACCAGCTTGGAAATATAATTTAAGCAATTGTAAATTAAGCTCTAGCTGTTTATATTTAGGAGTTTGTAACAGATCTTTAGTCTCATTATAAGAGCCAATCAAATAGAAAGAATTAAAACCAACACCTAAAATGATAATGAACTCTAAAAAGAATGTCATAAATACAAATGCTGTATCATTTTCATCATTTTTATCTACAGTTAATTTTGACTTATCTTCTGTCTTTAATTCTATTTTTGCTAACTTTTCGTCTTTAGTATTTTGTAGTTGGGCTACAATAGAGTCTCTGTATTGTCTATCTTGCCTTGTCTTAGCTGGTTGGTTTCTATAATACAATATTTCTTTATCGTAATATTTTGTTATTGAGTCAGACTTGATAGAAACATTCTGGTCTATAGTTTGTTGTATTTTTTCTGTAGAATCTACTAATCTATGCGCACCATTTAAAGATAAATAAAAAGATCCAGCAACTAATCCTATAGATGATATTAAACCAAAGATTAAACCTAAGGTAAACTTCTTGATCTGTAATGCAGATATAGTAAATTGTTGAATTACGAACCTTTTAGTTAATTCGTAGCCTGTAAGAAACAATGCAATAAAAACTGCTAAGAAAATATTTTGATAAGGAAATAAATCAGGTAAAGTGTCTGTTATAGACTTAATAAAAAAATAGCCAAAGTAAATTAAGAATATATTACCCAAGAAAGAGAAGTAGTATAATACTCTATCTAAAGTAAAAAAGTTCTTTTCTAACTTAAGGACTTCAAACTTAACCTTAAGCTTTTCAAATTTTTCTAATTTCATAACTTATTTTTTCTTATAAGGAACTATCTTATTCAACTTCTCACGACGTCTATTACAGCCGCAGTCTTCTTTACCAAACAGCTTAGCAATTTTATCTGCTAGTTTATCAATACCTATAAAATGGGTGAGTTTTGCTATTGTATCACCTAGACCTTGTGAATTACTTATCTTGTTTTTCATCTATTTTTTTTTGAAATTTGTCAAAAAAACCTGCTGAGGACATAGCTAATATACTAATTTGATGCCATACAGTATCGATCTCTTTTTTTAACTTACTAATTATTCTCCATTGTATTATTTGTACCAACATTAAAATTAAGGTTGCTATTAAATAAATATACTCTGAGCTTATTGTAACTGTCATAACATGATTTTAATCAAATATAAGCTAATCTTCTGATTCTCTCTTTTTTATCTCTGTAGTACCTTTTATCCACTTTGGATCATAAGGACAGTGTCTACACTTGTTTCCACAGCAGGATCCTCTCTCTAAATGGAAAAGAGCGGTAAAAACCACTCTTCCACTTTCAAGATAGTAGTGTATATCTTGTATTAATTCTTTTTTCAACTTTTTATTAATCTAGACTTTCTTAGAATACAGGGTATCCTGAATCTTCTAAAATAAGTTCAAATCTAAATTTATAAGTTTTAGTAGGATACTTAGCACCTATACTCATTAAGAATGTAAAATAAGTAGGACTATATTCTGTTGGCGCTAGGCTTATTTCAAGAGGAGACAAGTCGCTTATATATAGGGTATTATAATCACCTATTTGAGCAGGAGAACTTACAGTACCACCAGGAACTACACTCCATTCATCTGAATAGGGAGCATACGCACCAGATTGAGAAGATCTTAGTTCATTTGATACAACTTGACCGCTTGTAGCCGAAGGAGCTAAATATGCAGTTCCTATAGACACATATCCCACTGTAGGACCTGCACCTGAACTAAAGTTTCCATCATATTGAGGAAAATCAGAAGCTAATATATTAGAATACATTGTGTATCCTATTAATTTAATATTCCTATTTATGCTAGTAAAAGTTGAATATGTAGGAGCCGGTGATGATGCTGTCGGATATAGAAGTATTGTATTACCTCCACCGCTACCTGCACCAAAACCGAAAGGCAGCGTATTATAAGCAGTAGTTACGCCTCCATAATAAGATCTACTTCCAGATACATGAGGAACTTCTAAATCTCCATATATTTTACTATATTTAAAATTACTAGCAAATAAAGATCCACTTAGAACTGTTATTGATCCTGTTTGTACTGTTATAGATCCTGTGGTATCAAAAGATCCTGTAAAAGAAACTATTGATCCTGTTATATCGAATGGTCCAAATTGAAATCCCATTTTTATTTTGTTTTACTATTATGATATTCTTATGGCAATAACATTTCCGTTTCTATATAAACCTCCTAAAGGTACTCCATTTGCTGCTGCTATACTATCATCACCAAAATTTAAGCTCCTTGATACTTGAGTAAGAACTACAAATCCGTTTTGAGTAAAGGATCCTGTGATATTTAAAGATCCTGATATATTTTGAGTAATAGAATTGCTACCTGTAGTAATAAAGGACCCTGTATTAATACTAGTTACATTTAAGGCATGAGATGCAGTTAATGCATAAGAAGCAGATATAGACGAACTTACCTGTGGTAATGAATTAGCTAAATCTGTTATAGTTATTTTAGAAGTAGCTGATGATGCCACTGTAGGAACTACATCTGTCCCTAAAACTGTATTTACTTGAGGTAAAGCGCTTATCTTTATATTTGCCATTATTCTATTATTAAGTTATTATCGTCTTCAGTAATTATTGGTTCGTCTAATTCAGACAATACATAACTTGTTTCTACTACAGGTCCTCCAGTTCCACCTCCTGTAAATCCAGGAAGAATCGTTGGATTTACTTGGCTATTAAATGAAGATACAAATCTATTAGGAAATGAGGTACCATTTTTTAAATGTTTCATATTAGTATAGTACCCAGACCCTGATATAATAGGTTGTAGTCTAGACGTCTTTTGTACTAAAAATGTTGTTTCAAATCCTTGAACATCTATACTTGTTTCTTTACGAGCCATTTTTATCTATAATAATAAATATTAGATGATTTCACAAGCGCCTCCGGCACAGGCTAACTCTCCTTTTTGGTCGGTGTTATCTTCTACTTCAATTACTTTAGACAAATCTACCTCATGAAGCATTCCTACAATCTCATTGAATCTTTCTTCTGTTATAGTCTCAAAAGGAGCCTGAACATAGCTTCCATTGTCATAAGGAAGGCAGGATAATGCGGTATAATTATTTCTATTTGCCCATGCCCATTCACCAACTTCTGGCCATTCTTCAGGCTTTAAAGAGATAGTTACAGATACATTATGAGTATTTCTACCTGTTCTATGTCCAGGTTTAATCCAATCTTTATGCATTTTTTCTACTCTATGAAGAAGATCCATTGCAGACTCAGACCTTAAAATTGCTCCTTCAGGAGATCTTTGTGGTACAGATACTACTGCTTGAGATTGTGGCTTGAAGTATTCGTCTTCAACCAATTCTGGATGGTAGATTGCAAGATGCGTATAAAGCGCTTCATTCTTACCAAGCCTCATTCTACGAATATAGAACTCATCATGCCACGCATGAACACCAGATGATGTACCAAGAACCATTGATGTAGTTCCAGAAGGTTTAACTGTAGTACAGCGAGCTGCTTTATTAACTCCAATGATCTTTGCTACTCTCTCATTTTCGTCTTTTACAATATTAGCAGCTTCTTTCATGTTTAGTTTCAATACTGCGCCAGAAGCAATACCTGTCATACCAACACCAATTAATGCATCTTTTTCAGTTGTTCTTTTCCAAATATCACGAAGATAGTGGAAGTCTGTATATGAAGCTTGTAAGGTTCCAATGAATGCTGCACCTTTAACTCTCTCATTTAAATCTTCTTGTGACTCTAAGTTAGACACATTTACTTCACATAAATTACAGAACTGGAATGGCCTAAGTGCGATCTCAGCACATGGATTAGTTCCCCAATCTTTATCGTTAGTTAAGAAGAAGCCAGGTTCACCAGCATTAGATAATTCTATCTTTTTCCAAAGAGACATAAAGTCTTCTTTCTGAACTCGATCACGTAAGATAACGGCAGAGTTATTTGCGCGACCACGTTGTGGATTATTTTCCCACCAGCTACCAAACTTACATGTTAGCATTTCCTCGTCATTAAAAGAAAATAAACTAATTAATGCAGCACGACGAATACCGCCAGACAATACTGCATCAGCAATATAGCAAATAATGTCATGGCATTCAATAGGAGTTAGTCTATCACCAGTATCTTTACGATCAAGAATTTTTTGGATCTGAAACAAACATTCTTTTAAAGGTTCAGGACCTGGGGCTTTGCCGCCTGCGGTAATTAACATAGAACCTTTTGGCCTAATATCACGGAAGTCAAATTTAGGTCTAGGTCCACCTAAAAGATAAGACTTCATCAATAGTTTAACTGCATCAGCCCAACCTTCAATTGAGTCACCAATCAAATATCTTTTCTCTTTAATAGGTTTAATGATCTCAGGAAGCTTCTCTACATGATGACGTTGTACAGAATAACCTACACCACAGCCACCAAGCAAAAGGAACATTATCTCTGAAAATACACGCCAATCATCAATAGGAGCGAAAGAACAGTTAAATATACGAGCATTATTAATCTCAATGGGTTTTCCTGCAAACTGCATCGAGCGCATTGATGGAAGAATCTTTTTATCATATACTAATTTATAAACGCTTTCAATTTCGTTTGTAAGATGAGGGAACTTGTTTATATGCATGTTCTTATTCCTCGTAACTATTTCATTCCAAGTTTCTCTTCTTTCCAATTCTGGCAAATACTTTGCATACTTATTGTACACAGTGATTTCAGACAAAATCTGTTGCGTGATGTCCATTTTTAATTTAGTTTAAAAAAAAGTTTAAAAAATAAAAGTTTATTTAGATAGCTAAATAGCCATCTATTGATTCATAACCTATTACAATAAGATGGGGGATTTATTTGCCTACTTAACTACCAGGAAGAACGCTTCCTTTAGAAGTATTTTGAACTGGGGTAGACTTTGTCTTCTGAATTTTATTGATAGTATTAGTATTCAACTTACTAGCCTGGTTTGGCTGAGCTGAATTAAGTTGTGCAATCTGGTCATTATACTTAATAGGATTGGCATTAGCTCTGAAATTATCGCCTTTGATTGCTTTTCTAAATAAATCAATTATAAAATTCATATTAATCTGTTTTCTCTAATAAATATAGCCTTTTTAGGTTAATTTATAATCCCAACTCAAAAAATTTATTTGACAAATAAGCTTTCTCATCTCTGTCTAATCCTGAGCTAAATGGTTTGTTAGAACCGGTAGCCGGAGTTGATGTATCAAATGTTAATTCATCATCATCTAGGCTATCAGGATTAATTTCTATGTTTCCATTATTGGTACTGATCTTGGCACCGTAAGTCATACCGTCCATACCATAACGATTTTTCATGATATGTATACGGCCTGTACCATTTACTTTATCTTGACGTTTTCTTGAGAGTGACATTGCGAAGTCAGCAATCATCATCTTATTGTATGATCCAGCAGCCTTATCACCTTCAATTACATCATCCTTTGCACCAGCCCTATTTACCTGTGAAACAGTCCAGATTGGTACCTTAAGCTCTCTAGCCATACCTTTTGTTGCTGTATAGACATCATCGATTGCATCTTTAGGATCAATTGACTTAGTTTTACTCTTTAACAAGTCAACATAGTCAATAATAACCAAGTCAGGAGGATAACCTAAATTAGAACATTTTTGGATATGGGCTTCAATTGTATGGGTGGTTGCTTTTCCCATAGGGAACTCCTTAATAACAAGCTTGCCTTTCAATTTACTTACTGCTTCCTCAATGGCACCTCGATGTTTGTGAACCTGTTGTACATCTATTCCTGTGAATAGAGAGTCATAACGTTTGCCTACATAGTATTCAGATAGTTCTAATGTGTAATGACACACTGTATATCCTCTTTGTACAGCCATAGCACCTAGATTAACTAGCATCCATGACTTACCACCACCAGGATTTCCAAATATAAGCCCAAGGTCACCTTTACCAAGCCCTCCCATGAGAAGCTCATTAACATGTGGCCACGATGTAGGAATAGCCGCTCGCTCTTCTTCACGATACCTAGTCTCAATATCTTTCTCATATTCATGACCAATAGACTTTTCTTGTCCTGCTTTTAAAGCCTGGTCCATCATATATTTGATATCATCGTATTGACCTTTCTCTAGTAGTGTTACTGAGTTGAGGATAGCTTTTTTGATCTGTTGATTCTTACAGAAGCTACTAAACTCTTGCTCTACATATTCCCTATCCTCATTAGCTGATTTATATGTTTCTTTAAGTTGTTCTACTACACTAACTTTCAATACTTCATTTTCTATCTTTCTTACTTCTACTTGAAGTGCATCAAGTGATGGAGTAGTATGATACTTGTAGTAGTATCTTAGAATCTCACCGACAATCCATTTATGTGCTGGATTATCAAACATTTCAGTATCAAGAATGTCGTTTATGTTTTGAAGAAACTCTTTATGTTTCAACAAACTAGACATTACCTTGATTTGAAAACTAACACCGTACTGCTGTAACTGATTCAATGACGCCATAACTTACTTATATTTTGCTAATTCGTTAAAATGATTAAACAACCACGTATATACATTAGGTATTGAATTGCCTAATTCATCTTCATGATACAAATTAAGAAATTCTTTTGAATTAAACTCCTTCGAAGGATTGAGTAACATACTATTTATTTCCTCTATCGCTTCATCAGGTATATTAGGATCTTTTAGATCCATTAACTTTTTATTGATCCTTAGTTGATACTCGTAGTTTTTTATTAATTCTAGTATCTTAGCTTTGCCTTCACACCTTTCTAATATACTGTCTAGACTAATCTCAGTATCTGTACCAAGTTCTGGAAAATGTTTTAACATGGTCTTACTACCTAGACCTTTTACTCCAGGTACATTATCTCCAGAATCACCAAGAAGTATCTTTTGAGTTAGAAAGTTCTTTGGTGTTACACCATATTCTTTCAATACTAGATCTTGATCGTAAAACTTCTTCTTAGTAGGAGAATAGATTGATACTCTATCTGATACTAGTTGTAGATAGTCTCTATCTGATGACATGATAGTAACTTCGCCATCTAGTTTACCAGTAATATAACCAATAACATCATCGGCTTCTATCTTATCTATCGATAATAGATCAACAGGCAGTTGCTTTAAATAGTAGATTAGTCTTACGAGTTGTGATGTAATTGCTTCAGACTCTTCTTGTTGAGACTCAAATGTATCCCAATTAGTAACTCTATTAATACCTCTGTTTGCTTTATACTCTGGATAGATGTATCGTTTATTGGTTGATGAACCTTGACCATCAAAAGTAATAATCACTCTAGTTGGTCTAACTAGCTTAATTACATACCCTAAGGAACGTAAAAAGCCAGTTAAACCTCCTATATGAAGTAGTTCCTTGTTAACCCAACCAATAGCAGTAAATGCTCTAAGAAAGGTATTTAGTCCATCTATAATTAATACTCTACTATTGAGTGATTCTTCTACTTTCTCATTTTTAAGTGAGTCAAATAGTTTTTTTAGTTCTTCGTTCATTAATCCTCCGTGTCAAATATATCAGGTGATAGCGGTGTCTCTTCTTCTACTACATCGAATGTATTCGATCCAAGGACTTTAGTCCATTGATCTGAATATTGCTTCTTATAATCATCAAGAGCTTTCTTATCATCATTGATAAATCCATGAACTGTCATGATAACTTTATTAACTGCTGTTACACCAGTAACGTGATTTTTGTCACAACTAATCCTAGTCCTTTTAGCGAACTCAACTTCTTTACCATTCTTAGTTGCTTTAATCTTATTTGTACCAGCTCTAGCAATATTACCAAATGTAATAACTAATGAAGAGTCAAAATACATTGTATTACCTCCTTTGTTATTCAACGTAGGTTGACCCATTGGTGAATCAGGTTTAGCTACCCAAACTTTGTTAACTGCTACAAGAGTATTAGTATATGGTTGAGACGCTTTTCTTGATAAAACAACTCTTTGATTAATAAAGTTGCCAAACTGTTGAGACATTGCGCCTGCATTCCATTCATTATTGTTAGTTGACTTTTCAATACTCATCTTACAAGGAATAGAACCTACTGAGTCCCAGAAGAAACAAATGTTATGGGGTAAAGTCCCTCTCTTTTGTTCATCTAAAATATCAGCAATAAAGCCTGCAACATCTTCAATACATTCAAGCCTTTCACGATCGATATATAAAAAGAATCCTTTGTAGTCTACGATCTCACCATTCTCATCTGCCACTTCTTCAAATTGAAAACCCATCTCACGAGCATGGTTCCAATCCCACTTCATCTCTGTGATAATGAATACAGGAAGAATACCCATCTTTTGTGCAGATACTGCGGCTTCAAGTAGTGCAGTTGTTTTACCTGTATCAGAATGACCTCTCAAAAGAGTAATATGGCCAATAGGAATACCAGGAATTTGTAAGGTGTCTTGAAATGCTTGGGAAAGAGGTATCCACTTTTGATCTTTGAATACTACACCAGAAGAAAGGTTTTTGCCTTTCTTAAACTTTTCTAAGTCAATTGTGCCTTTGATTGCGCTAGACACAGCGCTATTAAGTGATTTTGCCATTTGCGAAACTGTTTAGTTAAAAAACCCCGGCTTATGACCGGGGATTTTATTAAAGATCACTGAAAAGGTCGTCAATCGAAGAATCAACGCTTGCTTTTCCAGTATTCAAGGTGTATTGTCCTGCTGCTTGAGGCTTCTCCCAAGGAAGATCTCCTGTAGGTTTAGCTTCAACTGCATCAGCTTGTTCTTTCAACTCTTCTTCTGGATTAAGATGCTTAAGCAAAGCTTCTTTCATCTCATCATAAGAATACTTTTTAAACTGAGTCAACGGATCAGGTTGGTTTTCAAGCCATGTCTTTAGCTTGTCAGCATCTTCTGATAGTGGTGTAGACTTAGTCCTAACTCTAACAGTTGAAGTGTTATACATCAAACCAGTGGTTTCTTTACCAGCTGTTTCAACAGTAATGTCACGACCTGTAATAGGATCTGTGTAGTCTCCCACGTCCTCATCTTCAGCAATACTCAACAAGTCCATGTACACTTGCTTACCGAATTCCCAAAGCCTAACGCCTTTATCTTCTTCACCTCTTACAATAACAGGTGCAAAGATACGCATTTTAGGTTCAAGCTTCTTAGCGAGTGACCAGTTTTCTTTGTCTCCAGAC